ATCGCCAACAAAAAAATCTCCAGCTACGTTTAAATTAGTAAAGGCATCAACTATAGCTGCACCAGAACCAGCTCCATCTGAATAAATGGCTTTTACATGACCAGCAGGTATAGTTACATTAGCACCACTACCTTGTGAAATAATTATATTTTGTGAACCGCTTGTCCCATTTTCTATAAACCAAAGTTTAGATACTGTATTTGGACCAATAGTTATAGTACAAGCACTATCAAGAGTACCTGTATATTTTAAATAAATACTTCTACCGGGGTCAGTAGAACCATCTGCTATTGTTGTGGTGTGAGTATCAGCATTAGTTGTAATAGCTTCTGTGCCGAAGCTAAATGCTTCAGCAATAAGTTCTAAATTAGTATTAGTACTTGTTCCCCAAGTTCCTGATTCATCACCAGTTGTTATCTCTTTTAATCTTAAATCATTTACATAAGTTGCCATATTTTATTCCTATATTAAGCTACCTCTTCCCAATTTGGGTCTTGGGTAGTAATTATATTACTATAATTTGGTGTTTGACTATCATCTACTAAAGTCCAAATATTTACTCCCTGTACTCCTCCTGTAGCATTTACACCTGTTACATCTACATTAGCATCTGCTTTTAAAGTTACAGTGCCTAAAGTTGTTGTTCCTGCTAAACCACTGACTGATAATATATTAACAGTAATTGTACTAACTGTTCCTAATGAACCAGTAGCACTTATACCTGTAGGTGATACTACGGCTGAAGCAGAAACTGATTCATCACCAAGAGTTCCTACTGAAGCAGTACCTGAAACTCCTGTAACAGCAGCACCTGCCGTTATAGCATTACCTAGTGCTGATGTACCTGCGTTACCTGTAGGAGAAATATTTGCATCTGCTGTAACTGTTTCATCACCTAAAGCAGATGTACCAACATTACCTGTTGGTGATATATTAGCGGTACCAATAACTGTTTCACTACCTAATGCAGATGTAGCACCAACTCCAGTTACACTAACTAGAGCTTTAGCTATTACTGTTTCGCTACCAAGTGCAGAAGTACCAGCAACACCAGTAACTTCTACTATAGTTACTGCAGGTTGACCCCAAGGACCAATACCCCAACCGGCTCGACCCCAACCAGCCATTTATTAAGCTATTCTTATAATAGCGTTGGAAGCATCTGCTGTTGGAAATTGAATAGTAAAGTCTCCTGCTGTTGATGTTTTATCTCCACCAAAAGCAAGAACACAAACAGCAGGGTCTCCTGATGCACTATCATTAAATATTAATGCTCCATTAGCAGTTATAGTAGCCGTACTAAATGTTAAATCAGCAAAGTCTGTTAAAGCAGTTGTGCCTGAAGTAGTTGGTGTAACATTAGTTAATGCTCCACCTTTAGCTGTATAACCTGTTCCACTAACTTCGTTAGAAGTTGTATATGCAGTTGTACTTGCACCTAAAGAAGCACTACTTGTATAAAGTGCTAAATTAAATGTATTACCGCTTGAATTAGTAAAATCGTGTGTAGCTGTCATTAATTCTTTTTTAAATGAAGTACACATAGCTTGTGAAATTGCCATTAAAGTCTCCTTATAATATCAGCCATATCTTTATGACCTTGTTTTTGTAATAATCCTGCTACAGTAGCTCTATCACTAGCTATAGCTTGTTTTAAATATAATAGAACAACTTGTGTCATACTATCTTTAAATGCTTGTGCTTGTGCTTTAACCATTGGGTCTGCACTATCGCTAATAGAAATTAATTTATCTATTATTCTTTCAGTCCAATATTCTGGACTCAAACCTTTATTGTTAGTTGTTTTAACTTCTATATCACCTATGGTTGTTTGAACATCTACACTAAACATTATGTTCTCTCTACTCTTACAGCATCATCTCTATAAGTATCCACAGTATTATATCCTTCACCTAAAACTTTTAATCTTGACATAGACTCTAAATATCTTTTTTCATATTGATTCATTAAATCTGCATCTCCTTTCATATACATATATCCTTCTATTAAAGAACCATATAATAATGCATTTCTTGCATTAGTTGATAACCATGTTGTACCACTATCAGCACCTGCTGTTAATGATGCTGGTCTATAAAAATAATGTAATTCTGCTGTAAAATTTGCATTTGGTGTTGGTCCAACTATAAAAGTAGTATCATCAAATAAAGCATAGTGTTTAGGTATGCCAGTAGTAGATGCATTTGGATAAGCTTCTCTTATAAAGTTTACATCTTTAAATAATAAAAAAGATTGTTCATCAGAGTTAGTTATAGACAAAGAAAAATTATCTAAAAAATCTGTAGGTGTAGCAAGATATTTATTACCTGATGTTATAGTGCCTTCTACATTTTTTCTAAAATTAGGTAGTCTTACAGTTTTTAAAATTCTTTCTTCTGCTTGTTTAATTACATTATTTATATTAGAAACAAAACTTGTTTCAGTATTTTGTAAATAATCTTGTATTAAACTTTTTAATTCTGAATATGTCATATTATCCTGTTGTTATTGTTACTTTACCTATAGTGCCACGCATTATTAATCCTGTTCCAGTTACAGGGTCAAAACCAAATAACTCTCTTGAATCTGCTTCTCCAGTATCAACTCTTGCATCATACAAAGATTGTGGGTCTATGGTTGACATACTATTTACATCTAGTTGTGGGTGGTCTGGGTCATAACAATCGTAACAAACTCTCAGTCCATTTCTAACTTTATTTTCTGTTTCGTATCTAAGTTCATTTAATTTGTAAGTAAATCCACATCTATCACAGATACCTAAAGCTTTTTTCCCTGCCGTATATGCCATGACTAAATGTGATTATTAAAAGGAACAAATCTTACTGATGCTCTTTCTCTATCTGCATCACTAACATCATTCCATAGTTCTTCGTATTTTTGTTTTATCATAGGCACTTTTTGCAAAGCATCATTGTTTTTACAAGCTATATTATAAGCTAATCCATAGGTCATACATGGTAAATATCTTGTAGGTACAGCTGTATTATTAGTGCCTACATTACCTGTATCTTCTATTTTTTTTACATAAAAATATACTAATGTATAAGTTTCATTACCATCTGGTGATGACCATAATTTTATGGCTGGAGTGCTAATGTTTCTATCAAAGTAAAATAAACTAGGTTTACCTTTATTTAATTTATTAGATATATGTGCATATTCACTTACAGATATTCTTCTTAATGTTTGGTCATTTTGTTTATTAACATCACTAGCATCTGTTCTTATAAATGCTTCTATAATATCTAAAACATTACTATCTAATGTGTAGCTTAATGTTCCTTCTGTTAAAGTTTGTGTAGCTTCTTCTACACTAAAAAGATTTAAACCTCTGTTTTGCCATTCTAAAAATAATAAATCTAAAGCTCTTCTAGCTGTTTTATATTCATAACCTGAACGCAATTCAAGACCACATAGCTCATATGCTTCTTCAATAATATCACTTAAATCTAAATTAAATGCTGTAGTTCCGCTTGTTGCCATTATCTATACCTTGCTGTTTTCTTAGCTATTTTTTTAGGTTGTTTTACAAATTGTTTACCTTTTTTAGCACCTGCTGCTTTAGCTCTATTGGTTGCTCTTTTTTCTGATGCACTTAATGCTTTCCATGCTTTGTCAGGTAAATATCTTTTTTTACCTTTACTTGGTTTTCCATCTGAAGTTCTCCATTTTTGTTTACCCCAGTCTTTTAAAGACCTTTGTGATTTTTTTAATGGCATTATTCTTCCTCTTCAAAACCTTCGCTATATAAATTATTAAATGTTATTTCAGGACTTAAATAACTTTCGTGTCCTTCTGCAGAATGTAAATATTGTGATGGTGCAAAATCTGGTGGTCCTTCACCTGTAACCCATAATGCAGGACTTGTAGCTCTTACTCTATTATTAGGAAGTGCAACAAAATTACCTTTCCATTTACAATCTTCTGTAATGTATAACACATGAGATTGTTTATGTTGTGCAGGACAATCAGCTATTGAATTTCCTGTGTAATCCACAGTAAACATATATTTAGCACGATAAAAATTATTATCAATTTTTGCTATCCAAGGACTAGAAC